TGTATTTAGATGGTCTTCCACCCTTGTTCTTTGGCGTGGCGGGGAGGTTCTTTGTCTCACTCTCCGGTGCAGTCACGATGAGGCTTGGCACCTCTTTGGTCTTTGTCTTCTTGTCGGTCATATTCCAGTCCTTTGTCGCGCAATGATTTCAGCGCATAACTGGAAGTTTACCTCTTTAAGACTTAGTTTGTGAAGACTTACCTGCTTTGAAGCCTCTGTCGTATTCCTCTTTGAGGCGATCTTGGAACCTGCGGCTCAAATGATTCATGAATGTGATGGCGCTCAGATCAGCCACTCCTTCAAACGATAATCCGGGGCCATTAAAGTCCAATACTCCTACTTCGTCCCCATCTTGGTTCAAGAATGTGATCTTGCTGTCGTGCTTGGGCATCTTGAATGATGCTTCGCGCGCCGCCTGTTTGTTCTGGCACTCAGGCCCTTCATTCTTGGCTGACATTGAGAATCCTGCTTTCTGCAAACTTACGATAGGACTTGAGTTCTTTGTTCTCACGCTCCAAACGATCCACCTTGCCACGCAGGTGCTGGATCATGCTATTGGCACGCTCTATCCACTCTTTGACCTCTGGGGACATGGAGTAGGTAGGCTCCACCTGTTTTGACGGCTCTGAGGCCCGTTTAACGGCCTTCGCGAATGCCTTCTTTGCAGGGGCCTTGGTAGCCACTTTCTTGGCTGATATCTTTTTGGCTGTTGCCATGGTTTATTTCCTCGGTTGGTTGATAGCGAAAATCTGGTGCCCACATGCACAAAATCAGGAATGCCACGAAGAGGAAGCCCACCAGCCACTTCTGGGCTGTTGTCTCTTGTGGCTGTTGGCTGGGCAAGCCCCGCATCATCTCATCGATTTCATGGCGGTTCATGCTGTCACCTCTTTGGCCAAGATTGCTTGCAAGCCCTTGAGCATTTGCTCTGCTTCGGCGCGGGTCAGCGTGGTGTGCATGCTGGCACCACGACCTTGCAGTGACAACCATACGCCGCCGTCATCCCAGACATCGACGCTAATGCGCACGTTCTCTTGGGTGTGGATGATTGTTTCGATCTCTTCGTTCATGTCTAACTCCTTGTTATAAACCTGCGTCATTGCAGTGATGAGAATTCTAACACAAAATTAGAGTCTGTACACAATTAGGTACAAACCCTAATGATTTGTAGGTGAGCAAGTGAAGTCGCCGCTGTACGGGCCCATCATGGCTTTTTCGATGGCCACGATAGATTCCACGGCCGCATTACCCTCTACGACCTTGGCACGAACCATGACGGCAATCACTTTGGCCAAACCAGCCTGATGTTCATGCTTGGTCATAATCACGGCCTTGGCCAGCATGCTGGTGGCCACTTGGATTAAGACATTGACGGCCACACCGATGTCGTATTGCTCGACGGTGTCCTTCATCGTGTCATTGATGCGCATTTCCATCGCGACGGCGATCTTCTCGACTGCGTCAATCTCTTTATCCATAGCGCCCTCCTATTGGCGTTGTGTAGGGATACGGTTACGAATCTTCTCAGCCAAGTCAGCGCCATCGGGTTCTGGGGCCTGCTCACATATCTTGGCGCATTCTTCGCGTTCGATCATGATGGCGCGCTTTGTGGTCTCGATGGCCACCGTCATGATCTCAGCCTTAGCAATGGTCAGCGCGTCGTCAAACTCCTGCTGAGTGTAGAACTGCACAGCGCCAGAGTTGCCCAGCAACTGCCGGGCAAGTTGACTCATTTCTTTTTTCTCGCTCATTTGAATTTCCTTACTGGTTCGATAAATTTCTCGGGTGGTGGTGGTGTCATCTTCTCACTTGGCGGTGTCCAGCCAAAGCGGCGCCAGATGGCCTGCACGTCGGAACCAGTCTCCCATTTGAAATCTCTGTTGGGTGTTGATGGATAACTGATCTTTGAGTGTGGTGGCAATGTAATTGTGCTCATGGTTGTCTCCTTAGAAAGAAAAATCGTAGTACTTCTCGCGGCGGCCAACAATCAAGCCACCAGTGCCAAATACAAGACGGCCGTTCTGATTGTGATAGCAACGGCGCCATTGGCCCTTCTTGTCCTTGCGGTAGTAGTTAAGGTGGCCATCCAGCACTGGCGTGAACTTGTACTCTTGCGACTCGCTAATGCCGTTGTTGTCGATGCGCTCTGCGCGATCTTCGGTGACTGCGATGTATCGCTTCTTCATGTTTACCTCAACGATAGTGCCGGCGTCGCGATCTGTCCACGACAGCATGGTCACGCCCATGCCTACGGTGGGCTCTGGCGCGCCGATAGTCATGCGGCTGTACAAATGATTGACCAAGCTACCTGTTTGTGTTCCTGCATTCATAATGTTCTCCTTAAATTTCAAAAACGATTAAACAACCGGGGTTTTCCCACTCAGCAAACAATCCATGCTTGCTCAAGATTTGATCCATGACTGGACTGGTGTTTTCACCTGACCACTGGTTGTAGTCGGGGTAGTAGTTGGCCCATTTGTAACTCTCGGGCTCTTCTGCGCTGATCAAGAATCTGCCGGGATAGTCACTGCGTTCAAACACAGGGCAACCCAGCTTTTTGAGGGCGTTGTAGGCTTTGAGGTATGCACGTTTCATGAAGGTCTCCTTATGGGCCCCGAAGGGCCCGTTGCAATTAAGCTGTAGGTGTCACGGTGATACGTGCAGAACCTTCTTTGCGGAAGGCGTTGAGTTGGTCTTCAGTGATACCGAAGTGTTTGCACAGTGCGTCGTAATCGACAGTTCCTTTGACGTTGGCAATAACGACAGTAGCGCCGTACTTCTCACCACGGTGCTTACCTTCGCCAAAGGTGTTGGCGATGTTGTCTTTGAGGGTTTTGACCTGAGCGGCCAATGCTTTCTGTTGACGATCCAACACTGCAAGAGTGTCGATGTCGTTGCTGAGGCTCTCGACAGTTGCGAGGGCTTGGATGGTTGCTTGAACTTCAGTCATTTGAAATCTCCTAAATAAACCTGCGACATTGCAGTGGAAACAATTCTAACACGCAGTTAGATTCTATGTGCAAGCCTTTTTTGCAAAAAAAGTGAAAAAAGTTGAAAAAAAGTTTTTTTTGCCGTTGTTTTTTTGCACGACGGCCGTTTTTGAAAACAAACTAGCTACTATTCAGACTAGCAAACACGTTTGAGACTGTGACATTTAGGGCATCGATGGGCTCCATCTTAGCGATAGCCCATGCTCTTTTCTCGCCATGCCAACCCATCTTGCTCCCTTGATGGCAGGACTTGCACAGGGCCACCACAGTGAAGTGATTTCCCTGCTTGATGTGGTGGGCATCGCTGGGCCCCTCTTGGCCGCAGACAGAGCACGCTTGCTCTTTGACCAACTGCACCCATGCGCGTTCGGCTTTGTTGTAACTGCCGTTCACGTCACCACCTTATCAAATGCCCTGTTGGAGGCCTCTTGAGAGCGCCAGACGTCGATTCGGGCCTGTGCGCTTATCAACCCCCAGCGGAGGGCCTCCTCGGCTTCTACGGCCTCTTTAAGGCCTCGAATGTGAATGTCATAGGATTCGTCTGCATAAGCCATGGATTCAGCCTGCGTCATGGACTTGGCCTTCTCTTCTGCGATGAACTTGATGGCCAGTGATGCAATCAATGACTTGGTGTAGTTTTCAAGGTAACCCTTGTGGGCTTTTGCCTCTGCATATTTGGCGCCGTGGGTGTACAAATATTCCACTGCGTTGTTGATGTCCTTTTGACTCATTTGTTTCTCCATGATTTGTCGTTTGCGCCAGCCGCTCATGATCCGAACTTGGCGATTAGTGCGGCGTCAGCCAAGGCCTGACCCTTACCCTTTTTGTCCAACTCGCGCCACTTAGGCCACAGTTGAATTGCTCGTGACCTTGCGGCATCTTTGTCGGTGCCAATCAGGCCTGCTTCTTTTTTCCACGCCTGCGGTGTCACCATGGTGTGCGGTAGGCCCATCGCGCCCAGCACGCCCATCACAGTGCCGCATGAGTGGCCGAAATTGAACATCGATGTCACGCCCTGCCCGGGCATTGCATGCACCTGCTCAACGTATACGTGCTCACAACAGCACGATGCAATGAAGTCAGTCAGAGCGGCCGCATTCACTCGCGTGGCCGTGCCAATCTTGGTGGTGGGCATTGCAGTCCACTCGATAGGCTGGCCGTCTTCCAACAGCACGATGGCGCCCGATGCGCCGGGATCAATTCCTAGTGTTCTCATTGGCGTGGTACTTTCTTCATCATGGCCTCGATGAATGCTTCTTCATCTTCGGTGTCAATCGGTGTAGCGTTATCCATGATGGTTCCGTCTTCCACCATCTGGTGAAGGTCTGCCAGCATCTGCGCCAACTCTTCTTGCGTGCCGTCGAAGTTGTCGAAACAACCGGGCGCAAAAACAATTTTCATTTTCTCGGTCATATGTTGCGCTCCTTCAATTTGTTTTCTACTGTTTCAATCAATTTGATTACGTTTGCACCTTTAAAAGTTCTCATGATTTCAATTTTGTCTTCAGCATCAAGTCCACAAAACTTTTTGTCAAAATCAAAAATTACATCTAAACCAGAACTAACTAACTTTCCATGTTTAAGAAGATTGACTAAGTCATAAATTGTTAAAGTTAACTCGTCAGATGCATGCAGATTTTTTTTAAAGTTCATTTTTTACCTTTCAGTTTAAAGTAGTCACAGCGTTGCAAAATGAACCGAAGTTGCATAGTTGGTTTACCGTGTTTATCTATGATCTTGGTGCAGTGTTTGCCGGCGTAGTAGACGCATTCAAAGCACACACGCCTGTCGTCGTATGGGTCTTTGTCGCGCTCAAACATTTGCTCGGCCAAGTCCCATGCTTGGTCTTCGCATAAGCCTTCTGCCATGAATGTCTTGCGGCGGTTTGTATGCCTGACGATGGCCTTCTCAAGTTCTTCTTCTGTCATGCGATCACCTTTTCTTTACCCAGCCGCTTCTCCGTGGCACGGTGGGCCATGATCATGGTGCGTGCAGGCAAGTTATCCATGACCATCTGGTAGTCCTCCAGAATGCCCTCAAACATGCGAACCTCGATGTCGTTGAAGTTTTCATACATGAGTGCAATCATCGCGTCTTCTAAGGCCTTATCTACGTCTTCTAAGTGCCCCATGTCACGCAAAGTATTCATTAGGTCAACCGCAGTAGCCAGCGCCGCAATATCTTGCGGTGTGGACTTGGTCTTACAGTTCTCAAGCGCCTGACGCATCAGGTTCATTTGATACTGGCGCTTCTTCATTGGAAGAGGGTCGGTGGGACTGGCCATGAGGACGTCCCAATGCGTGTAGGTGGTCATTGCTTCTCCTGTTTATCCCACTTGTTGTGGTGCGGAGAGTCTAACACGGAATTAGATTATTCCGCAACCACCGTGACCGTAGAAGTTTCTCTGTCAATCTGGATTTGGCCATGTGCCACCATGTTCCAATCTTCGCTACAGCATTCCTTCTCACTGCGCACTGGAACCGTGAATGCCACATGCTTGGCCAGATACTCTTTCTTGCCCACAAAAACCCGCCACACGTGATCAACTGTGCCACGGCCTTCTTGGCCACGAGACTTGTTGAAACGCACACGAATTTTCATATTACCTCCACAGACTTTTCTTCTTTGACTGCATTCTCATTCACGGCCACAGACAGGTTCATGTGGACAAACCGAACGGTCTCACGACTAAAGTTTTTTGTAAATGAATGTGGCACCCATGCATTGGTCAGGATCAACGTACCAGCCTCTGGCGTGAACACAATTTGATGGGAATTTTGCGTAATGTCTTTGCTGTTCTTTGGCGGCAGATTGGTGATCACTTTACCGTGACGTGGATCATGGATCACGAACTTGCAACCATTCTTTGGTGCGTCCAAAAAGTAGAACGCGCTGATCTGCGCACCACGGCCATGAAAGTGCGTTTCCATCGATGACAAATGATTGTGCTCTTGCGTCCACATCTCGGTGAAGTAAGTCACAAGGTTGTCCATGTTCGCGCCCTGAGACGCCAAGATGTTCCATGCGGTTTGAGAAATGTACTGAGCAAACTCTGCGACCTCAGGTTCAGCCATGTAGCTGGCTGTCATCAGCACAACGTACTTTTTGCCCTTCTTGCGCTTTTGCGAAGCGGCAATGTAGCGATTGGAAACCTTACGCACAGTCTCCAAAAATTCCATTTTCTTCACCATGTAAATTGGTGTGGAAAAGTAGTGCGTCTCGTTCAACTGATCCATCATTTCTCCTTGTGTAGACTTTCAATAGTCTAACATTTAATTAGATTTGCGAACAAAAAAAATGGCCCCGGCCCGGCCCTTATTGATATTTTATTTCAACCTTACTTTAAATCCCTTGATACCCAGAGGTGGACAGACTCAGCCCTCCCAAGAGAGGATGAGCCTTCACAGATACCCGTCGGAGTTACCTGACCCGTCAGTCGTTCGATGCAAGGGCACTCACTTCGCCACCCATTGTCCTGTCTCAGCATCTTTCCCGTAGTAGGACTGTCCCCGAATCGCTACCGCCAGTGCGCGTCCGATTCAGCGGGAATAAAAAAAGTCGTTAAGACAGACCCCGTTGGAAGTGCATACTCTTGTGGAGCATACAGACCCTCAAGGGGTCGGAGCCTGACTTAACGACTTTCTAGCTGGGCTTCCAACCCCAACCATTGAGTGAATTTTAAACGGATTTCAACCAACCGTGTCAAGTACTTTAAGAATAAATCATTTCTCTTTTACGGACATCCATCATTTTTGCAACAACAGAAAACAAACTGTCCTTTAAATGCAGGTCGTTGGCATCCCAGCCAACAGTGTCGGCCATCGTCCATGGCAGGCCGGTTAACAAGGCAGACTTCTCGCCCGTTTTGCTCTCATCATTGTCGGCAAAGATAAACCGCTTGCCTCTAATCTGCGGCGCAACTTGAATCATGTTGCTGGCGCTGAAACACACCACAACGGCCGCTGAGATGCCCACACTGCGCAGAGCATGACGCACTGATAGTCCAGTCGCAAAACCCTCTACTAGCCAGCACTCTTCGTTCTCACGGTCACCAAGGTACAGCACAGCATTTTTAGCGCGCATGCCATACAGCATTTTCTTTTCGTACTTGCGCTGAGGTTCATTCCAATAAATTGACTGGTAGCCCTGTAAACGATTGTTGGACACATTGCGCATTGGTATCAACAACTTGTCATCCAAAACCAAACCACGGGTCTCTTTAAACCCCTTGATCTCAAGGTAAGGGTGATAGTCATATTGAGCACTGCGCAAAGTCTTATCAGCTTCAAAAGCGGCGCTCTGATACTTTTTTTCCTGTTCAGTGGCCGCCGAGGCCCTTTTTGCGGCCCATACGCGCTTTTCTTCGTCAGTCCAAGGCTTGGCATGCGGGTCTTCGTACCAGATCACCTTGGCCTCGCCTGACCAATCCATCACCCAGCCCCGCTGGCCATCCCAGAAGTAGGCGCCGTTGCCTGAATTGGGGCGCTCAGTAGTTCCGCATCGCTTGATCCGATCAGACGCATACAGGCGTGCAGGATCGATCTCGACGCCATGTGCTCTAGCAAAGTCTACAAAACTCATCTCCGTGCTCCAATACCGCGCTTGTACGCAATGTTCATTTGTTGAATCTTATTAAACACGTTTTTGGTGATCTCAACTGCTGGTGCTTTCGAGAATGCCCACTGCGTCTCTTGTCCAGTCATTTGCTTGAACAAGTGCCATGCACGTGCTGACTGCTTCTCTGGCGCACTGTGGTGCTTTGCGTAAGCCACAACCTGATTCCACAGGTGCTCGGCATTGTCGGCCAATTTCTTTTTGTTCTTTCCCTCACCAATAAAAATTTCCTTCATGTGGCCGGGTAATGCATCGCTGATCTGCGTGGACATCTTTTCGTATCCGCAGGCCATGCACCGCTTGTGAAACGGATTGAATCCGCACTTAGGGCAACCCTTAGGCTCAAACTCTTCTCTGTCGCGAATCTTCTTATCCAGCTTATCGCCGTCGTCCAAGGCATCAAGGCCGTTGAAGTAGATGTCGTTGAAGTCTTCAAAGAACCGAATGATGTTGCCGGAGAAGTCCAGCAGGTGGCAGTCCTTCTTGCCAGTCTCAGGCGATGAGCGCAGGCCACGGCCCCACATCTGGATCGCGGTAGACAAAGACTTACGCAGAGGACGCGCATCACAGATACAACCCACGTCAGGCACGTCAAAACCCTTTGCAAGGGCCTCTACGCTAATCAGGACGCGCAAATGGCTGTTGGGCTTGCGATACTCCTTCAAAAGGTCTTCGCGCTCCTTAGCGGTCGTTTCTGACGTGAACACGGCGGCCATCACGCCAGAGTTGATAAATTGCTTGCACAACTCTTCGCAGTGCTTGATCGTTGCACCGAACACAATCGTCTTGCGGTTCTCGCCAAACTTCAGCCAGTCTGAGACAACGTCACCCACAATCTTGAGTTCGCGCTCTTCTGCGGCTTTGTCTGTCCACTCGCCGCCGGCCGTCTCAGCACCAGTCATGTCTGGGCGCTGGCAGGAGAAAATCCGCATGGGAACCAACACGCCGTTTTGCGTAAGGTCGTACATGGTGGTGGCGTTGATCAGATTGGAGAAAATCTTGCCCAGCCCCGTGGTAAACGGTGTGGCAGACAATCCAATCACAGCGGCGCCGGTAGTCATCGCAAACTCAGTCCACGCTTTATAGGTCGTGTGGGCCTCGTCCACCACCAGCACATCCATTTGTGGCCAGAAGTTGCGCTTGCCAATGGTTTGCACCGAGGCAATCTGTAGCAACTTCTCAGGGTCACGGCGCCAGTGTTTGGCTTGGATGATCCCGTGCTCGTTCAGGCCGTACTTGTCGGCCACGTCCGATGTCTGGTTGATCAGGGTGGTGCGGTCGCATAGGAACACGGCGCGCTTTCCCTTTTGCATCGCTTCATTGCAGATGCGCAGGCCCAGATAGGTCTTCCCAGCCCCCGTAGGGGCCATGATGATCTGGTTCTTGTGACCCGCTTTAAACCCTTGGCGAAGGGCATTGTGGGCATCGACTTGGAATTGGCGTGGGGTAGGGAATTTTGATCCATCATCACGCTCACTCGGCGCTAGGGCTTTGGTCATTTTTTGGCTTTCAGTTTGTCGTTTTCTTTTTGCAGTTTCTTGACTAGTTTCACGGCCTCGTTGCGCTCGTTCATGAGCCCATGCAAGCGCACTTCGAGTTGAGCATTGAGGTGGTTCAATCGCTTGATCTCCTCGTGAGCAGTGGCCAGAGCATCGTCCGACTCCAACAGCTTGTACATGGTTTCTTGGTCAGCCTGCATGGCCAACTCAGCGGCGCGGATTTCGGCCTCATCAGGTGCGGCACCATCATTCGGATTAGGACTTACCCCTAGTGTTGCTTTCTCGCTACTAGTCAGACTAGTAGGTTCTGGATTACTAGTCTGACTAGCAAGTTCCTCAGCCTTTTTCTTGATGTGCTTCTCTTTGGCCGCCTTTTGCTTTTGCTTCTTAGCAGGGTCACGCACACCAGCAACAAAGGACTGCGACACCACACAAATTTTGGCGATCTCGTAGTTGGTCTTGTCTTTGGTCAGCGGATTCGCCAAGGCACTCTCCACGATCTTTTGACGGTCATCAAAAGAGCGTGGCTTGCCGTGACGCGAGTTGACCCCGTATGAACGGACGATGGCCTCGTCCAGAGTGCCGGGTACGTACTTGACCGTCACCTCTTTGATGCCCAGCAACTTGTAGGCATGGTAGCGATGGAAGCCATCAACCAGCCAGTAAGTCGAGCCGTCAAAGTTTGTGTCGATGGGATCAAATTCGTATCCCTCTTTCATCATCTCTACCATTTGGTAGGCATGGTTCTGATCGATCTCAACACGGCCTTGGGTGCCGCCATCAATCCGAATGTCACTCAGTTTCACAGTTCTCATTTACATCTCCAGTTAAAACCCAACGTCGGGTCAGTTAAAAATATCGGGTCGCAGTTCTTTTGCACTCACGAGGCCTTGTGTGGCCTTCTCAATTTTCTTTGCCAGTTCAGGTGATGGTCTTCGGGCTTTACGAATCAGAAGCCCCAACCATGTTTGGGTAATCCCAAGATAGTCAGCCATCTCTTTCTTCGCGCCGTAAGGCTCATCCTTGAAGTATTGCTTCAGGTTCATATTTCCTCCTTTCCGAGACAGAGTCTAACACAGAATCAAATTTTGTGTTATATTCTTCATACGGTCAGATTGACCGGGTTATGTGTCTTACGGGACGTTTTACAAAGGATAAATCATGAGTTTTTATGTAGAAGATAAGGGCGGTAATTTTGAGCGTTGCCCCGCTGGTATGCACCTTGCACGTTGCTATCGCATCGTTGACCTCGGTACTCAAAAGTCAGAGTACATGGGTCAAGTCAAATACCTCCACAAGATCATGCTCGGCTGGGAAATCCACGGCATGGATGACGATGGCACACCCATCAAGATGAACGATGGCCGTCCATTTGCAATCTTTAAAAACTACACGCTGTCTTGGTCTGAGAAAGCCAACCTTCGCCTTGATTTGCAGTCATGGCGCGGCAAACCTTTCACTCAGGAAGAGATGCGCAAATTCGACCTTAAAAACGTCCTCGGTGCATGGTGCATGCTGAACGTGATTGAGCGTGCTGGCCAAGACAATAAAACCTACACCAACGTGAACGGTGTGACCCCTGTGCCTGCAATGATTAAGCAAAACGGTTTGCCTACAGCAGTGAATAAAAACGAGTTGTTCAAGATCGATGAGCCCGACATGGAAATGTTCAACGGTTTCAGCGAACACTTAAAGGCCAAGATCAGCACATCGCCTGAGTGGCAAAAGTTGCAGGGCAAGACACCTGCACCAGAACCTAAGGCCGCGCCAGCCAAGCCTGCGTTTGAAGACGACGACGACATTCCCTTCTGATCATGGATTACTTGTTGCAACTGATCGCTGAGAATCCGGGCCAGTTCAGCGATGACTTCATTGAATGGCTACCTGAGAATGAGCACGTATGGAATGCCTTTGTTGCAGAGGCCATGAAAGTTCGTGCTCGTGGTCGCACCCACTACTCCAGCTACACCATCGTCGAGTTTTTAAGACACCACTCGGCGGTGGAAGAGGTTGGAGGGATGTGGAAGATCAACAACAACCACAGGCCTTACTTGCCCCGGCTGTTTGATCTTCGCTTTCCCAGCATGGCAGGAATGTTTGAGTACAGAACACTCACAAAACCAAAACAAAGTCGTCTTGATGATGACAACGGATTTACTTACTAAGGAGAACACATGAGCACAATCATTGCCCGGTCGGCCGAGTCCGTCCATTGGTATAAACAGGATGGTGGGCCACAGTACACCGTCAAAGCAAAGGACGGCTCAGACCGCCCTACAACGCTCAGAGACGCGCGCAAGATGGACTTGGTACCCTCGGTTACCACCGTCATGAAAATCGCCGCCAAGCCCGGTTTAGAGCAGTGGAAGCTGGAGCAAATGCTTCTGGCCGCCATGACCTTGCCAAAAATGGACGACGAACCAGAGAAGGCTTACATTGCACGCATTGTGGCCGACTCCAAAGAGACTGGTAAACAAGCCGCTGAATTCGGTACTCGCATTCATGAATCGATTGAAGCATGGATGCAAGGTGTGCGCCCTGTGGAGCACGAAGAGATGGCTAAATCATTTGAGGAGACCATCTTCAATCACTTCAAAGTTCATCCATTCCAGCCATGGCTGACTGAGCGTTCATTCGCCAGCAACTTGGGGTTTGGCGGCAAGGTGGACTTGTACTGTGAAGTTGATGAGCATGCGCCCCTCGGCATTGTGTTAGACGCCAAGTCAAAGGACTTTGGGCCCGACGACAAGATCGATGCATACGACGAGCACCTCATGCAATTGGCGGCCTACCGTCACGGTTTGAACTTGCCACATGCACGCTGTGCCAACGTATTTGTCTCACGCACAAACCCCGGCCTCGTAAAGGTTGTGGAATGGCCAGAAGATGAATTGGTCAAGGGCTGGGAGATGTTCCAGTGCCTGCTTCGTTTTTGGAAATTAAAAAATAGTTTTGGAGTTTGATATGGCAGAAAGAATTTATGTAGTCGGCGGCCCTCAGGGCATTCGCTTGGTTAATGCAACCACAAAGCAACAAGCCATTGCGCACGTTGCCAATAGCACCATCAGAGCACATGTGGCAACACAAACTGATCTTGTGGAACTTGTTGGCAAAGGCGTGCCTGTGGAGCATTGCAAACTTATCAACATGGAACTTGATTTGGAGGAAAAATGAATCTCAAAAAAGAAGACATCTTTCAGGCCTTCTTTGCCGCAGGCTTAGAAGAAGATTACAACTTCATCGAAGCAGACTTGATCAAGCTGGCTGAAGCATTTGCAAAACTGCGAGACACTGAGATCAAAAACAAGGTCTATCTTGCTACGCAGGCAGAGCGGACTCGTTGCATCACGTTTGTGCATAGCCTCAACCCTGACGTTGCAAAAGCCTTGTACGAGAAAAAGGGCCCATTGTGATTCACATCATTGTGATCGCTCTCCTCATCTCAGCAATCATTGCGTTGTCTGAGGAGTAAAAAAGAGCCCCCTCAGTATTCCTGAAGGGGCTCTGAAAGGGGCAACTGCAATGCCCTCACGCTGTGGAGACTTACAACGTAATCATGGCATCGGATTGCCCATGGGGTCAACATTCATGAGCATCCGATCCGTATCCTCTTTGGTGGCTTCTTTGCGGCGTTTACCCAATTCTTTGGCGCCACCATAAATGTTCTCGCCCAACGAGATGGCCGCTTCAGGTGCCTGCAAAGCAAGGCCAGCACCTTGAGTGATACCAAATGGAAGCATGCTCAAGCCACCACCAACCGTGGCCATAGATTTAGTTGCCAAGCGTGCATAGTCCACCCAGCTTGGGTCTTTTTCTGCTTTAAGTTTTTGCGCCATTTCCCATGCGTCGTAACCAGTCATCATGGCATTGGCGCCACCCAAAGCACCAATACCCACACGGCCAACGGATGGCAATGCACTTCTCATTACTTCGCCTGTCGTTTGCATTTGACGTCCGAGCGCCTGACGGACTGGGCCGGTGGACTTGACCTCGTATGGTGTCAGATCAACAGCAGGTTTGCCGGGAATAGTGGAAGAAGTCATGCGCCCAGTCTGCTCAAAAACGCCGGGGCGGCCTTCTACCATCTTGACCATAGGCTTGGTAACCTTTTGCTCTTCAACAGCCTGTATGGCCTTGTAAGCGTCGCCTAGTTCACCCATGGTGCGAATCTTTGTACCAGTCAGTTTTTCTAACTCAGACACTGGAAGTTTTACGTTTTGGCCATTCGACTGCAACATTGAGTTGAGCCAGTTTTGCAATGCCATCCGAGATGCAGGCTTGTTGACATCAATCTCTTTACCCGTAACTTTGTTAATCAAGTTGGGAATTAACGGAAGAATTCTCTTGCCTGCCTCCACATTACCGGCAATACCCGCGCCAGTTACACCACCAACAATTCCAAGAAAAGGTTTGTCAGATTCAGCTTTGCCGGGAATATCGGAAGACCCCTTGGGTGCTACTGTGTTGCCGTCTTCACCGGCAGGTTCAGGCGCGGCCTCAGCAGGCTTTTCTTCTTCACCTTGAGGGTTGGCCCATGTGCCACCTTCAAAAGCGCCTACAGCCTTTGCTAGGCGTTCTGCGGCATCTTTTGGAAATGGATCGCTGGTGCTTTTAAGGCCTAGTTGTTGCGCCAGATAGATTTTGTAGTTCTCTCGTGAGTCTTCGTCATTTTCAGAACCAGCAGGCGAAAACTTGTTTACAAACTTTTCTGGCGTATCAACACCCTTTTCCAATTTTCGAGTTACATCATTTATAAGAGCGGTTTGGCCATACTTTTTGTTTTCAAAAATCGCAAAGCCTTTGTCGTCCACACCAATCTGCCCCTCGTAGGTCACACCTTTGGGAGGACGCAGATTGCCGGGATTGTTGTTGTAATCAGACAAGGTGCTCATGATTAACCTTTGGGTTTATATGATCCATCTGATTGACGAATCCAAACCGATCCATCCGGCATTGTTCGTTCATTTGGACGATTTTTTGGTGTGCCACTAGGTGAGCCGGCTGGTTTTCCAGCGGCTGGTGCAGGCTTGGCACCAGCGGCAGGGTTGTACCATGAAGGTGGATTTTCAAACGGGTTTGATGTGGCGATACGGCGATGCTCTTTGGCATACTCTGCTTGCTTGGCCAGATATTCTGGATCAACACCCAATTGACGGAAAGGCACCTTGTTGTCCAGCACATAACGGTACTTGTCCAACATGTTCTTCTCGCCGTGACCCATCAAGTCAACCAACGAAACCAAAGCAGTTTGTGAGTTGCCAATGTTTGGTGAACCAGCCTGCTGGAGAGCAGAGAACTGATCGGTCGGGTTCAATGCACCGTTGCGCAACGTGACTTGGTTCTCGGCCAGCAGTTTTGCCAACTTCTGGAAGTGATCACGGGCCTCAGGAGACATTGCGTTTTGTCGAGCATAAGTATCGATCTCTGCCAACTTGTCGCCCAACTTGCCATCGGCGGCCGCACGTGCCAACACTTCAAATGGATTGTTACCACCGAAGTAATTGAGCAAACCAGCCATTTGATCTCGGCCAGAAATTGTTTTGCCATCTTTTTCTACATCTTTGAGCCCAACGCCCATGGCCAAATCGCGCACTGAACCAAGCAGTGCCAAACGAGAAGGAGCCTGTGATGCTTGTTGTTGCAAACCTGCTTCTGTGTTCATGCCAGCTTCCAACTGACGACGACCGTACTCGTCAACAAGTTTTTGTTTGTCTGGAACGCTCATAGCCATCCAAGTGGTTCTATCCGTTTGCGGAGGCATCGAATTGTTAAGCTGATTGATGTAATCGGCACGGCTTTGATTGATAGCCTTTTCATCAGCATTGGGACTCAATTGGAACTTAGTGAAGTTGTCCAATGAAGTACCAAGTTGTGGGTAACGTGCAGAAGTTTCTGCGGCGCCAGCAGTAATTTCCAGACCAGATTTGGCACCCTCGTAGTATTTACTTGCCGCTTTAGCAACGTCAGTATTTTCACCAAGAGAAGTAATACGGCTGTATGTTGTCGCATCCATCGGTGTAATTTTTCCATCGGGCCCGGTGTTCTTGGCCAGCCAATCTTGGAAAATTTGGTTTTGCTTTTGCTTTTGAGACAGCAACATATTGGCTTGCTCAATTTGCACTTTCATTTGTGCGATGGGCAATTGCTGTTCACGTTGCTGTTCTACGTTCTCACCAAGAGCCTCAGAGGCGCTACCAAGTGACGCAAGAAAGCCACCAAGTTGCGGTTTAGCAAACCCAGCGGCTACCTTGAACCAGTTGGGTTCTTCATAGCGTTTTTGTAATGCCTTAACTTGTTCGTCCAGTGTATTTCGATACTTCTGAATCGATTCTTCTGGCATCTCGGCAGGATTGATATTGCCTAGACCTCCAGCAAAACTGTAGTCTTGTTGTTTACGTTCAGCCATAAATTAACCTCTCTTGAATGGCAAAGCGCCACGTGTATAAGTTGATGCACAACCCATTGAGCCACGTGCTTTCGCTTTGATTGAACCGCCTGTTGCCGCACACTGGAAACAACAATTACAGCAACAGTCACAGCAACAGCAATCAGATGAACCGCCAAAAGTTTTTGGGAAAGCGGTTTTCAAACCAGTCACGATACCCGGCAAATTCTTGGCCAAACCAACTGCGCCAGTACCCAAAGCGGCGGCCGCAGAGAATGGCGACATGCACAAAGTAGTCTTCGTGCCAGTAGGAACGCTGTAGCCTTGGAGCAAGCCAGACAACGATGCCAGCTTGGTCAATGGATAGTTCTGTGCGTTTTGAGCAATCGTCTGCTGTTGGCCACCAAGTGTTGCCAAAGCATTGATACATGCCAAGTTCATACCAGCACCGGTCTGAGCCAGCGTACCCAAATTGGTACCAGCCTGATTGAGCAATTGACCTTGTTGTGACGCCGCTTGAGTTGCTGTTTGAGCGGCTTGAAGGTTGGCTTGGTTCTGTGCTTGTTGCGCGGTTGCAGTGGTGCTTGCAAGGTTACCCAGCGCGCTTTGTTTGGCTTGTGCGGCCTGAAGTGCCTGCGCGAAACCTTGGTTCTCCATCTGCGCAATTTGCTGGTTCAAGCACTGCTCTGCTTGGGCCTGAATCTGACCCAACACTTGAGCGCCACGCTGTGAACCAAACTGACCAGAACCAACAGCGGCCGCTGTGGCCGCAGGAGATAAATTGTTGCGAATATTGCGATGAGCAATATCAGACAGACCTTGTACGGCCGTCTTGATGTAGGGGCTCATGTACTGACTGGCCAAGCATCCAATATCCAAACCTTGGGCTTGGCAAATCAGGGGCTGGGCGGCGCAAAGAGGGCTGGCAGTAGTACCGGCCTGAAGAAACGGTGCGGCGGCTCCTGTGACGTTTTGAGTGGCCGCTTGGCCTACCAAACCTTGGGCAGACTTAACCGTTGGTTGTTGAGCACCAAAATTAGCGGCCGCTTGACAGAAAGCCTGCTCTTGCAAGGGCTGGGCGCCCACATATTGAGCGGCACAGGCGGCGGCTTTTCCTTGTGACGCAAGGTTACTCAGGTAGTCCGTGTAATAACTCGGAGCCGTCGTTGTCTTATTTTGCGATGATTGCAGTAAGTTTGCCATTTTTAACCTTTCGCCTGTTCAATGTAATCAAGCGGTGATTTCGCCTTAGGGGGTATTTTACTGGTGGGCGCCGATCTTTTGTGTGCGCGTAATTTCTCACGCAGGCCATCCAAAATCTTTGCCCCGGCTTTGTTGTCGCCACCACCAAGAGCGGTAACAAAACCTGCTGGAAATACATACTCGCCGTCTGCAATTTTTGCGGGTACGGGTTTACCTTGAGCCGACTGTTTATGGGGAATCTGACTGCGGAAGCCATCAAGGACTTCGCGGCCAGCCTTGCTGGAGCCGTCACCAAGGGCGGCCACCACGTCAGCATCCATCACATAGTCACCATCATGGAGCATGGCTGGAATGTCGTCAGATTGACCTGTGCCACCGCCGCAGGCGTAGTAGCCAGTCATGCCTGTTACGAACTCAGGATCATGGCCTTTGGGCATGGCTTCCTGATATTTTTTAGGTAAACCACCGGCGGCCATGCCACCCATGTTACCCAATGGTGAAATGTGAGACATGATTTGTTTTAGTACATGTGGAGGTATAGAACCCTTGGCCTGAGACTTGTAGCCTTGCAACATTTCAGATGCAGAGCATGCCGCAAACTTAGGCGCGTATTTGCACACCATGGATGAGCATATGCATGAAGAAACAGAAGAACCTTTTGCATAAGCTAAACCACCACCTGCAAAAGGCAATGATTGTTCTGTAGCAACACCAAATGGATTGGGCAATCCTTGACCTCTGCTTGTCAACATGTCGGCAGATGTATCAAGCCATGGGATACCGGAAGTACCAGCTTTACCAGTGCAGGTAGATGTCTTTGTAACAACCTTCTTCTTAGGAACTTTTACTTTTGGAACTTTAACCTTAGGAACTTTAACCTTTGGAACTTTAACTTCACAGCAACAGTCACAGCAGTCACAACAGTCACAGCAGTCAGTACAGCAATCACAGCACGTATCACAGCAGTCCGTACAGCAAGTATCACAGCAATCTGTACAGCACGTGTCACAGCAGTCAGTGCAATCGCAACAATCACAGCAATCGGTACAGCAGTCACAGCAATCAGTACAGCAATCAGTACAGCAGTCGGTACAACAGTCGGTACAACAGCAAGTATCGCAACAATCGGTACAGCAGTCAGTACAACAGTCCGTACAGCAACATGTGTCACAACCGCAAGTGTCGCAACAGCATGTTTCGCAACAAGTCATGCATTCGCAACAAGTCATGCATTCGCAACATGTAGTGCAATCACAGCAGGTGGTGCAATCACAACATGTATTGCACTTTGAAGAATCACAGCAAGTTGTGCAGTCACAGCATGTCGTGCAGTCACAATAACAACCAGAACAGCAGTTGGCCGCGCAACAATCACCCGCAGTACAAGTAAGCACAGTACAGCCTGTTGGCAATCCACCTGTAGTTACGGTTGATGCGCATCCAACAGGGCCGCAAGTACTAGTGGTGCCAGCATCACAGCAACCTGTATCACAGCAACCAGTATCGCAATAGCAATCACCGCCACCTGCGCCAAGAGCGCCTTTGATGAATCCAGTTAATCCACCTCGACCAATACAGCCACCGCGAATAACCGCACCTGTAGCGCCTGCCGCGCCGCTACCTGCGGTTGATGCAAGCGCAGAATCAACACCGGCATCTACAAGAGAATCTGTAACGGTTGATGCGACTTCTGAGCCAACTCCGGCAGTCACGCCACCAAGAATCGCACCTTTAAGGATGTCGCTTGCATCACCACCTTTAGCGGCCGCAACACCAGCACCAACAGTCGCCGCTCCAATAGTTGCGGCGGTTTCTGCGGCAACCGTTGCGCCAATAATAGATTCAGCTACAAACGCGCCAATAGCGGCCGTTGCGCCAGTCGCTCCAAGTATTCCTATAACAATTGCGGCTGGCATATCAGAACTCCACGGCGTAAACGTACAAAGGGACACCGTGCATTTCGGTTTGAGTCTTCTTAATTGGAAGACCAGTCAATCTGGCAACACGATCAAATGCTCGTGTAGGTGTATAGGTGTATAACAACTTGGTTCCGATGTTTCTCACATACTTGGCAAGTTCTACAATGTCTTGTGCATATTGGCTGGCATCTGTCTCAAAACCAATCGTGTGCATTTCAACAACGCCCTTACCTCTGACCAGCAGGAGAAACAGGACGTTGTTGATGTGAACGAGTTTTGCGCCTTCTTCTTTAACGATGTGAGCAAGGTTGTTCATCATCTTGTCTGCGCCCTCTTGAGAGCCAGCTTCTTTTAGGAAGTAATCGCGAGCAATCGCCTCAACTTGTTGTGCTTCTTGCGGTGACATTTAATTCTGCTCCATAGTTAGGCGTTATTGCGGCGAGATATTCATGATGCCAGTCATTTGCTGAGCCCACTCATACCAATAGTTGTAGCCACGATGATCAGGCACTCCTGACTGCACAAAATAACCGATTCCATTGAGACCATCAACCCAGTCTCTCCAATTTTCTTCATCAACATACCCCAACTGATTTGGCGCAAACAACTCTGCCATCAGTTTGCAGTACTGATCCCAAGTCATGCCACGTGGGTCGTAACTTATCATGGGTTACCCGTTCCACGTACATCGCCAGTATCAAGACTCATCAGGGTACGGCCCATGAAGTAATCTCCATTTTGGGTGTTGCTGATAAACCGCAGGCGCATCTCGCGCCGCTGTTCTTTCATGTCTATTTTCGGTGTATCTGGATCAAAAGGATAGGGGTCTGACGGATCATCTGCATCATCGGCATAAGATTTACCAGTCACAATTAAATTCATCTCGCCAACTTGAATGAAGTCAGGTTCAATGCGCTCACAGCGAGTCCACAAATTGTCGCCGGGCTGTTCTACGGAACCCACAAGGCCTGTACGGGCGCCAATGACGTTGGTCTCAAAGTAAGACTCAATGGCATTGACGTGGTTGGTATAAACCTCATTGGTACCAATTTCGTGTTGCCACAGGGTGTAAGCGCCAGCGGTGTTTTCTTCGTTTCCACCCCAAATAGGCCTTCTAAACACTTCTGAAAACACTCCAGCAGAGCGACGAGCACCCATGGCTTGACCAGCGTCATACCAGCACTTTTCACGCACGTTATAGATGATGGCGTCGTTGCACTCTTCGCTGTCGCCCGATGGAAAAAACCACCAAATTTCACCCCAGCGAGGCACTTTGCTGACCCAGACTTTCTGACGCTGTTTGTAGTTCAGATTGTCAAAAAAGTAGTTAAAGTTTTGTTTGTTTTCCAATTCTTGAACCACACCGTTGTAGACCAAGAATCGATCAGTACCGCACCAGTAGAAGATGCCGTCGTACTCAATCACGCACTGACTTGAAAGAATGGATGACTGCTGAGTGATCAGGTCATACTTCCAATAAAAAGTTTGAGTGCCTACCGTAGTTGGTGCATAGGTGACGCGCACCACAGAATCTAGTGTCCAGAACAAACCAGCAGGCGAAGTAGTACCACCACGTAGTGGCAAACCCTTAACTACCTTGGTCGATGATACGTTGTTTTTATTGGAGTCAGCAGACGTCCAATTGTTAAAGTCACCGGCCGCACAGTTTTCAATCAGGCCGTTGTTGCCATAAGCAAACAAATAAGGAAACAACATCACAATACCACCAGACACAGAGATGTTATTATCAAAAGTCAGAACAACCGTGCCGGATGCCGTGGCATTTTTGTTTAAGGTCACAGTCCAAACACCAGCCACTTCCAACGCAGACACTACAGTGGTATTTGCAGGGATGCCTGTTCCTGTCACCGTCATGCCTGCGCCAATGGCCGCAATCGTGGTTGTAAACGTCACAGTTGGCGTGCTAATGGTAGTGGTGCCAGTGGCTGTAAAAACGCCTACAGGGGCCACGGAAGTGCCCGTAAACCTGCCAAACAAAGGCCGAGTGTTTACTGTTGATGAAATGTCATTCAGATTTTGGCCGGGATGGGCAATCAGATTGTTTTGAGCATTACCCAAAGCATCGTAACCAATGTCCATCTGCCACAAAGTTTTATTACTTGCCGTGTAACCCGTTGTGGTGATTGCAGTGGGGCCAAAACCTACGGCATCATCATTGTCCGTCGTCCATTGCTCCAAACCGCCGCTGTAGCCAGAGATCACGTAGTTGATTCCGTCTTCGGCACTCATTATCATGCCGCGACTTATCCCAGAAGCGTCCAAAAATGACCCGGTATATCCAGCGATCTTGCGGGGACGGGCATATTGAAATCTCACCCATTTTCCGTCCACATAACTCACAGAAGCAAATTGTGTGCTGTCCCTCTGGATGCCCGGGCCGACTTGAAGGGTAACAACTTTTGCCGTCATTAGAAGGCTCCACCGATAATTCCCACTGGCATGCGTAAACCGGATGATGTCAATGTACCTGCGTTTGATCCGCTGATTGCAAACCCAAGCTGACCACTGGCGGCAAGGTAAACGCCAGTTGTTGTATCGCTTGCAAATGACATCGAAGGAGAGGCGGCAGAACCGTTGGCCAACGTCAGGAAACTAATACCTGAACTGGTAGCAGTCTGCGCGTTATAGACGTTGGTTCCATCACAGATAACAATGATGGTTTGATTTTGCGGAAGAATAACTGTAGTTGCGCCAACACTGGTTGTTTTAAAAGTCAGCGTATATGCGCCAGTCGTGATGTTTCGCAAAGAATACAACTGAACCGTAGGCGGCAAAATGATCGTACAGTTTGACGTCAAGGTACCTTGATATTCTTGAACAATATTGGCCGCTTCAGCGGATGTCAATGTGATAGTTCCACCAGTCACATTCTTTACCAGTTGCGTAAAGAAGAAAGTCGCTGATTGACCGTATGCATAGCTGTACCAAGCACTTCCACTTGAGACAACAACAAATGATTCGGCAATTTGAAGTTGAGCACTTGTTTGGCCATCGATTGTGTCGGTGCCTTGCAAAGCAATGTTCAAGATGCCAGTTCCATCATTCTTGATGACTGAAAACCATCCGGCTCCAACACTTGAAGCGGATGGAAGTGTCAACGTGCCTGCACCACCATTCCAAACGTACAAAGATGCACGGTCTGATGTGGTTAAAGAGTATGTGGATGAAAACGTAGTAACAGGTGTTGACGTGTTCAGCGTGGTACCAAGTGCTTTAAGACCATACCCAGACAACGTGGCCGCATTTGCGGCAGAAGTACCAGCACCAAACTGCACAGTACCCCAAGTGCCATAAACTGTGCTGTTGTTAGTGACATAAATGTACTGAGCAATTCCAGATGACACTGAAACAATCGTGTTGTTATTATTGTCAACAACCGTAAAGGGATTAGAGCCAATGTTTCTGATCAATGCTGTTTGGCCTACAGACACTTCGTTTGCAGGAGGCATGATTAAATTCAAGCCAGTTGTGGTGGCCGTGACTTCAATGATGTTTGCAACAACGCTTGATGTGTTGCCGTTGACAGGCCACTGAAGGGTCGTATTTGCACTGATGGTCAGATTCTCATAACCCACTTGCGATGGGCTGATAGTCTGGCCTGTATAAGGGTTTACATAGCTGGTCATGATTAGGAGTCCACGGCAACGGCTTGACGATCACCAACACGCGCCACATCCTCTGTTTTGAGGGACTGGAGGGCCTCGGTGTACTTTTGTTGGAAAATGGTTCTTTGGTCGTTTTTCAGGAAAGGCATGGCCTGCAACAACGTGCCAAACAACATAGCATTTGGTGCGTTTTGAGTCAGCCAATTGGTCTGATTTGTTGAACTGAGCGGTGCAATACGCTCGTAGTACAGAACCTCGAAAGAATAGGTGTCATCAGGGGTAGGCGCCAAGTACCAATGATCCCAATCGGTATCTGCGTAATACAGGGGAATACTAGTCTGACTAGCATCTGGCCAATAATTCTTTAGATATTCGTATTTGCGCAGGAAGACTGGCTGAGATTTGCCATCGACAGTGATCTGCATGGAAACTGTTTTGCGCCACCGGGCAGGCTTTTGCAGAGTTGCATTGCCGATTGTTGTGGTGGCTTCGGCCACTTGTAATTGCCCCAAAGTCTTAATCTCTTGGGCAATCTCAAACTCGGCAAGGGAAATAAATGTAGGAATGGCATTGACGACAGCGGCATCCTTACGTTCCAAGTACTGAAGTACTGTGGACGTCAGGTTGTCATACGTCATGACCCATGATGGAGTTGTAGCCATTTATGCCCTCTCAGAATAAGGTTGATTGTCCCATTAAGCCGCAAAAACAGCAATCGCCGAATTGTCAGCCAAGCAAATTACATTCTGCTTCTCGACGTTTTAAAAGACCCGGCAAAACCTTGCCACCTCCTTTAGTCCAAAGCATGAGTTGTTCCTTGGCCCCACCCCAGTCTTGAGCATTGATTTTACGCTTGAGTGTAGACGTTTGTAATCTGCCAATCCCAAGGTTGTAGCAGAAGTCCACAATGGCGTTGCACTTGCGCTCGTCGGTGGCCAAAATGGGGCAATTTCGCAAAACACCGGGCAAATACGTGTGCTCCAACTCCACCATCAAAAGGCCTCTAGCGGTAGGCTCATCCATAGGTGGATCGCTTAAATCCACTTTTCTACCATCATGGTAATAAGTTGACCCGTACCCAATCGTTGGGATACCCGCCGGGCATAAATATGGCTTGGCTCTATAGCCCTCAAACTGACGGCACAAAGTGGCGGCAAGTTCTAAGTTCATATTTAGACGGGATATTTGCTTTTTAAATAATCACTCCAACGCTGTAGTGCCGCATTAAAAACATTGGGGTGTTTTTTGGCCAAAGCAGTTGCATAGGCATTTGGCTTTCCAGCGCCTTGGGCACGAGCGGTTTGATCAGCAATCTGCTGAAGAGGCGTCCTAAGTGCACTGTAATAGTCCGGATTCTTAGTTGCCAAAGATTTTTTGTAATTCTCAAGGGTTGTGCCATAAAAGTTGGCCGCCTGCTGTGGGTCTTTGCCAGCCAAACCTGCGCGCAAATTAGACATGGTTACTTGACCAGACGTTGGTTGCAACTGTTGTGGGTCTTGCTTGCCCATCAAGTCTATGCCGTACTTCTTGTATGTATTGACCTTGTCTTGGAAGGCTTTCAATGATGCGGCATTTTGTGCGGCCGAATAATCTCCGTAACTGCCATATTCAGTGGGATCAACTGCGGCGGCAGGCTTAACTTCAGTCCGAGCCAAACTTTCAGCAATTGCTCTTGGCGCAAGACGCATGCCGGTAGGAACACCATATTTGTCAAAAACAGACTTTTGGGCGGCGGCAATAGTTGCCTGATTGGCTGGGTCGTTGTACCAGTCAGAAATCATCTTGTCGCGGTTACCAATCTGGCCATAGTATTTGCCGCCCAGTTCAAAGTCAGCATTCTGAATTGGCATGAGCGATCCCTTGTTGGGATCAAACATAGTGTCAAGTTCATTTTGAGCGGCTTGAGTCGCACGTGTTGGATCAAGGGTCAAACGCTGGTTTGCATCTAACAGTGGTGACTTAGACGTAGCCATGGCAAATTCATTGGCATAGTCTTTTAAATTTACGTTCGTGCCGCCTGCATTAGCCCCGCCATAAATTGGTACCGTCGTGCCACTGCCAATGATTCTGCTAACTTGGCTGGGGTCTGCGTTGTACGTTTTAAGGGCATCTTTTAACTGCTGTGATGTGTTGTAAGCATCTGGGTTGTATGCGCCCTGAGTATTCTTTGTGGTCAAGTCTTGCAAATAATTAACGATGTCTTGGTCGTTATATTTTGTGTAGGTTGGTGTAGTGGTCGGCAGTCCACCGACCACAGGTGCAGAAGTTGTTGCCTGCGCTGATGGTGCAGACAGGGCTTGTTGGGCTTGATACTTCTGCTGAACAACCGCAGGATCAAAATTCATTGCAGTGCTTAATTGCGACGGATCAACCTTGTTGGCCTGCATAGCCGTATAAATGTCAGACTCGTTGGCATTGGGATTTTGTTGAAACCACTGCTGGATTTGTTCGTTAGTAGTAGCCATTTATAAACCCCTTTGCTTGAGAGTGCGATCAAGGAACCAATAGTTAATTGTTCCAGATAACAAGGCTGAAAAGTCAGGAGTCATCATGGTTTTAAATACTTCCACTGGCGGCGAGCCAGCAACCCATGCGTTCCATGCAAACCAAATGTGGATAAATGAATAGATGAACAGAACCCAGTAAGTTACTACTGGTCTGACAGATGCAGACATACTAGCGACCCAACCGCCTGCGGCTTTGACCATCTCGGCTTGCTGTTGGATTGCAGAGTTAAAGGCATCCATAACCCCAACGTCAATAGCGGCTTCACGCTGTGCGCCAATCTCAGCCAACTTCTGCTGACCACGCAAGGTTTCTAATTGGCATTGTTGTTCAAACATTGCCAACTCATGTTTACGTTCATTAGCCTTGTCAAAATATTTTAAGACTTCAGGCGCAAGGCGGAATATACCGCCAAAGATAGAACCCAATAAACCGCCAGATAACATTTCAAACATTATTTCAACCCTATCTTTCCAAGTAATAGAGAAATTATCTTATCGGATAAATCGTTTGGCAAAAATTTAAGAAACCCAAGAAAATAAAGTGCCACAAGACCATAAACAATGATTTTGAGGCAAAGATCAAATGTTTTTTGATATTCATTCACCGACCACACCTTGATCTAGCGCATATTTCTTGTATCTCAGATATGCCA